GCAGCAGTTCCGTGAGGCGACACAGGAAAAGGACAAGCGCATTACAGAGCTAGAGACTCGGGTACGCGAACTTGAGTTAATTGCACCTGCAAACACTGCGTTGGCTGATGTGGTGCATGATCCAAGCATTGTGTTTAAGGCTGATCTGCTTAAGCCAGATCAAATTGAACGCGACGCTGACGGCACTGTTGTTGTTGTCAACGGCTATGAGCGCAAGCCGATTGGTGAATGGGCAAAGTCATTGCCGAGCTACATGCAGAAAGCACCAAAGCCACAAGGCAGTGGTGCGCCTTCTGGTCGCAGCTATTCAGGGGACATTCCTACAGGCACGAAAAATCCGTTTGCCAAAGAAACTTTCAACCTGACTGAGCAGTCTCGACTGTTTAGGACAGATCGCGACATGTATGAGAGGTTGAAAACTGCGGCGAACCGTTAGTATGCGGGATAAGGCAAAGCTACGCAGAGCCGTTTGGGTTACGCCCACACCGTAAACATCTTTTTTTGAGGATCTGTCATGGCGACTCTTCGCTCTGACATCATCATTCCTGAGGTTTTCACGCCATACGTTTTAGAGGCCACCACTCAGCGCGATGCCTTTTTGGCTTCCGGTGTGGTGCAACCTATGGCAGAACTGAATGCTTCTGAAAATGGTGGTGACTTCGTAAACGTTCCGTTTTTCACCGCAAACTTGTCAGGCGATTTTGAGCGTCTGACAGATAGCTCTTCACTGACTCCTGGCAAGATCACAGCTGACAAACAAGTTGGTGTTGTGCTCCACAGGGGACGAGCCTTTGAATCAAGAGACCTTGCTGCTTTGGCTGCAGGTTCTGACCCAATGGCTGCTATCGGCAACAAAATTGCTGATTACATTGCCAACCAACGCCAAAAGGATCTTCTGTCCTGCTTGGCTGGTGTGTTCGGTGCTGTCGATGACAACGCCAGTTCAGCTTTCATCGGCTTGACCGTTGATGGTGCAAGTGGTGACACACCAACAGTGCTTGGCCCTCGTCAAATCGTGGAAGCTAAAGCCATCTTGGGTGACCAAGGCGAAAAGCTTACCGCTATCGCTATGCACCCGAAGGTCTATTACGACCTGATGGAACGTCGTGCGATCGATATGATCTACGACAACACAGGCGCACCTGACACTTCCGCTGATTCTGGTTCTACCGCTCCTGCTTTTGGCAGTGTGCAGGTTCCAACCTTTATGGGTCTGCGTGTGATTGTGTCTGCTGATGTGCAGACCACTGGTACAGGTTCTTCCACCGAATATGCCAGCTACCTGTTCACTCAGGGTGCTGTTGGTTCTGGTGAGCAGCTTGGTCTTCAGACTGAGACTGATCGCGACATTCTTGCCAAGAGCGATGCAATGTCGATTGACCTGCACTATGTGTACCACCCGATTGGCTCTAAGTTCTCCACTTCTGTTGCCAACCCAACTCGGGCACAACTAGAAACAGTGGGCAACTGGACCAAGGTTTACGAGACCAATAACATTGGAATCGTGCGGGTTACCAACACAAGCAACCTTGACTGAGGTAACTAACCATGTCATCCATTTTTGAGGCAACAGCTGGTAGTGCCATCGGGCCTACCACTGGTGGCACTGTTACACAGGCCACTAATAAAGGAACTGCCGTGACTCTCAACACAGAGTCCGGTCAGATCACAATGAACGGCGCTGAGCTTGCTGGCGCTGCTGAAGTTAGCTTTCAAGTTAACAACGACAGAGTCACTGCTACTGACGTAGTAGTGGTTAACCACAGTTCTGCTGGCACTGCTGGCAGCTACCTTGTTCAAGCCAACAGCCTTGCTGCTGGTTCGTTCAAAGTCACTGTGGCAAACGTTGGTTCGACTGCAAGTGAAGCCATCGTGCTGAGCTTTGTCCTTCTTAAAGGCGCAAGCTCCTGATGGGTTTATTCGCCTTTAGGCGGATGAAGGAACGTGAGGCTGCTGCACAAGCGGCAGTCTCTAGTTCTGAAAAGCCTGCCCAGAAAACTTCTACTGTGACGCCTGATGGCAGTAACAATCGACGCAACAGCGGGAGGCGCAAACGCCAACAGCTACATAACACTGACTGAAGCCGATGCGTTTGTAGAGGCAATGATCAGCAGTTCTGACGTGTCTAAATGGACGACTGGCAACGATGACACGCGCAATCGTGCTTTAGCTGCTGCTGCAGAAAGGCTTGATCGCGAAAGATTTTTAGGTGCTCGCGCAACAGATACGCAATCAAGGCAATGGCCGCGTACTGGTGTTAGAAAGCCTGATACATACGTCAATACTTACGCCACTGGCTTTCCGTTTCGGATTTCTGAGGATTATTTTACTGACACAGAAATTCCTGATCAAATCAAACGTGCTCAAATTGAGTTAGCCGTTTACTTGAAAAACAACGTTGACGGCATAAGCCTTGGCGGTCTGGAAGATTTTAAGAGCGTCAAGATCGGCAGCCTTCAGGTAACACCTGATAAGACCGGAGCCATTGGCGCTGATCGTGTGCCCCCAATGTTTGAAAGGTACTTGACAGGTCTTAGAATCAGTGGACCAGGCAACATCGCAATCAAACGGAGCTGACCATGGGTTACGGATCTGGATTTGAGCCAACAAAGGCGACGATCATTACCAACACAGCAACTCACACTGCCAAGTTTGTGAAGCTGATGGCGCTTGAGGATTCTGTGATTCATACGCTGACAGCAGAAGGAATTAACGAAAACCTTGCTGGAGGCGATGCCACTGCGATCAACTTCAATACGTCGTCTTGTATTGAGGGTCTTGTAATCACATCGGTCAGGCTGACTTCTGGCACTGTCATTGGATACATTGCCTGATGGGACTTGCTCAGTCGCTGGTTAATGCTGCAAGCAAAGTCGTCGGCAAGCTCGGCGGTGACATAACAATTCGTTTTGTTACAGCTGGCGGCTACAACACCACGACTGGCGTGGTTGCTGAATCTGTCAGCGACACGGAAGTCAAGGGCGTGCTTGAGGCTGTAAATGTCCGCGAGGTTAATGAGCTGATTCAAGCTGGTGATAAGCGTTTAATTGTCAGCGTTGAAGATTTACCGGCAGCACCTGAAACCAAGGATCGTGTTGTGGTCGAAGGTGTAGCGCATCAGATTATTCGTGTTGTGACTCAAGAGCAGGACAACACGGCGATTACTCATGAACTCATTCTGAGGGTATAACGATGGCACGTCAGATCAAATTAAATCAAATTGGCAATCACATGCAAGATCAAGTTTTGACACTTGTTCGCGCAACAACTCTTGAATGGGAAGCTCGGGTAAAGGTGCAAACACCTGTCGATACAGGGCGATTGCGCGGAGCTTGGCAAAGCAACGTGCAGGGATTTGTTGGAGAGGTCACAAACAATGTTGAGTATGCAGAGCCTGTTTGCTATGGCACTAATGCATCCTTGCCTCCGTCATGGGGTGGTAGATATAGAACCAAGCAAGGAACAGTCCCTGGCTTCCCTGAAATAATTGGGAAAGAATTAGAAGGTTGGTCGCAAAGTGAGTATCAACGAATTTTGAGGCGAACCTGATGGCAGCTGCGGACCTCAACACCATTCGATCGGTATTGGAAGGCAGGCTTGCAACTGAGCTTGCTAGCAGCCCTGTAATTCCAGTTGTGTTTCACAACATGGCCTATGAGCCAACGCCTGACAGTTCATGGGTGCAATGCCTTGTCAGCTTTGGTGCTAGCCAGTATTTAGGTCAAGGCTTGACGACCAACTCCCAGAACCGAATGGTCGGTTTAATGACCATCAACGTTTTCAGTGCATTAGGCGTAGGGCCTGGAGCTAATTACGTTATCGCCAAGAGGATTCGTGACCTATACAATAGGGTCATTGTGTCGGGGGTTTACTTCGACGCTCCAATTGGTCCAGAGGTTATAGCTTCGGCTTCTCCTGAGGGCTTTCTGCAAACTCAGGTCCGTGTGACCTTTGAATTCATCGAGGAACTCTGACCATGGCGACCATTCGCGGAGAACAAGGCGCAGTCCAGTTTGAAACTGGCAGTGGCAGCCTTGCAACTGTTGTCGGAACTCGCAGCTGGAGCCTGTCAACTACAAAAGAAACTTATGAAACCACGGTTCATGGTTCAACCTTTCGTTCTTTTGTTGGCGGCTTAGTTTCGGGCACTGGCACTATTGAATTGGTGTATGACCCTGACGCAACTGGTCAAGCTGGCTTGATTGAGGATGTAGTCAAAGTCAACGACGCAACTGATGCCAGCTTTGAGTTGTTTACGACAGGGACAACGTCAGGTACTGATAGCGTTGCCTTTGCTGGAATTATTACCGACATGGAGATCACTTCTACTGTTGGTGAGCTAGTGGTTGCTTCGTGCAACTTCCGGACCTCCGGTACTATCTCTTCCAACCTGGAGTGATAGGGCTATAGTTTGAGTGATACGTTCAAACTATTGAATGCCTGCTAACAATCGCACTGTTGATCTGCTGGTTGAGGCTTTTGACCTTAACCAGCGTCGTAAGTTCGAGCTAAAAAATGCAGACGGCGAAGTTGTCGTCGATTTGTATTTCAAGCCAATCACACGCGCAGATAGGAAAAAGGCGCAAAGTTTTGCTGGAACAGACGAAGCCTTAGACATCAGCACACAGATGCTGTGTCAGATGGCAGAGCTTGAAGACGGAACAAAAGCATTTGCGCCAGCTGATGCACCAAAGCTTCAGCGCCAGCTACCTGAGTCTGTCTTGAATGACGTTGAGCTGTTTCTATTCGGCTTAAATCAAGAGGCTGACCTAGAAGAAGCAAAAAACGATTAAAGCAGGACAGTTGGCTCAACTTTGAGTTTTTTCTGGCCTGCGAACTTGGAATGACCGTTAGCAGGCTTCGCACTGAGCTTACAGATGCGGAGCTTGTTTATTTTGCGGCCTTTTACAACTTAAAAAACGAACAGCAAGAAAGGGCAAGAGATCGCGCAAAGCAGCGTCGGCGGTAGCATGTGTTTAATGCAGAGTTGCAATGGCTGAATCAAATATCAAGCTGAGGGTTGACGCTAGACAGGCTGAGCAGTCGTTGCGCCGCATCAACTCGTTAGTTGGCAAACTTGGTTTAGCCCTAGGAGCGGTCGATATTGGGCGAAGAGTTTTCAAAGGGTTCACTGAGGCCAATAATGCTGCAGCGGCTGTTAGCACACTTGGCGTTAATGCCGACAAGCTAAAAAAACAGCTTTTAAGTTTGTCAGCAGAGCAAAAGGGGCTTACCAGTCAGACTGAGCTGCTTGCCGCGTCATATGACGTCGCTTCCGCTGGATTTAATTCAGCAGCTCAAGCAACAGATGTTCTTCGTGCAGCTTCGTTAGGTGCTGTTGGCGGATTGTCTGATTTGAACACCGTTGCAAATGCAACCACTTCTGTCCTCAATGCATATGGGCTCGAATCAAGCAAAGCGCAAAAACTTGTAGACGGCTTTATACAAACGCAAAACGACGGTAAAATTATTGTTGCTCAGTATGCCAGCCAGATCGGTCGTGTCGCTCCTACGGCAGCAGCAGCAGGCGTAGGTATTGACGAATTAAACGCGGCAATTTCTGCCGTAACAGCTACAGGTGTTCCTGTTGAGTCAACTTTTGCAGGGATTCGTCAAGTAATTGCTAGTGTTATTAAGCCATCAAAAGAAGCGTCTGACCGTGCAGCAGAACTAGGGATTGAGTTTAGTACAGCCGCAATCCGCACTAAAGGATTTGGCGGTTTTCTTGAAGACCTGATTAAAAAAACAGGGGGGAGTGAAGTTGAGCTGTCAAAGCTGTTTGGCAGCGTTGAAGCCTTGACGGCGTTGATGCCACTGATTAATGACGATTTAGAAAAATTCAACAACTCCCTAGAGAATCAAAAAAATGCGTTTGGAGTAGCAAAGAAAGCTGCTGACACGATGGGCGGGACCGTAAGCGGTCAACTGAAAGCGTTAGTAAACAACGCAGGGAACTTGGCTCGAACTTTAGATGAAGGATTAGGACCAGCTATACAAGATTCGCTTAAACCGTTAAATCAATTTCTTGCACAATCTGTTCAACTTTTTACAAAAGTTCCCCCAGAAGTTATTAAATTTACGGCAAAAACAGTTGCTTTAACTGCTGCAGCAGTGACTTTGCGAAAGGTGATGCTGCTTACTTTTTTAGCAAAATTGCCAAGGCTTTTGACAGTTGTTCGTGGAAAAATGGTTTTAATCCGATTAGCAACATTAAAGTTGAAAGCGGCGATGATTGGGTTAAAAGCCGCGCTGCCATTTGGAGCCGCTCTTATTGCTGTTGATCTTCTTGTAGGAAAAATATTGGAGGCGAAACAAGCGCAGGAAGATTACAACGAGTCTGTTAGACAGTCAGGCAGGGTGGCGACTGAAGCGGCAATTAAAGAGCTTGATGCGCGGGAAAAGGTTTTAAAAGTAAAACAAGCTGAGCTGCAAGGTTTAGGCGGTCATGCAGGTGCAGTGCAAAGAAGGCAAGTCAATAAAGAATTGCGTGTTTTGAGCAATGAACGTTCGGGTCTTTTCAATCGTCTTTTTCAAATTTCTACTAACGAGGCAGGGCAAGCGTTTGCTGAACCTCCTGCTAAACCCCTTGAGATTCCAGTACCAGTAGTTACTGATCCAGGCAGTGCAGGCGGAAAAGGCAAAACCGATCTTGAAAGACAGCAAGAAGCTGCTGCTGACCTTCTCAAAAATCTTAAAGAGCGCACAACGCTTGCGACTGCATTGACTTCAGACGAGCAAAAAATGTTGCAGCTCAGGATTAATCAGGCAAACGTTGAAGAAGATTTTTCGTTATTGTCAACTGAAATACAAGGCAAACTTAAAGAGCAGTATGAAACGTTATTTGCCCAAGAAAATGTCACGCAAGCCTTAAAAGACGCAGCGGCAGATCGAGCAAAGAAAGAAAAAGAAATTGCAGAGGCAGCTGCAGAGCAAGCAAAGAAACTAGAGGAGCTGTACCAAAGAGTTGGCACCGCCATTGAAAATGGAATTGTCAGTGGAATCATGAGTGCCATTGACGGAACAAAAAGCCTGCAGGAAAGCCTCGCAAGCGTGCTTAGAGACGTTGGTTCATTGTTCCTACAGTTTGGGGTGCGAACTGGCCTCAATGCAATAAGCCCTTCTGTCTTTCCCATGGCAGAAGGTGGTTACGTTTCAGGTCCAACCAATGCTTTGATTGGTGAAGGTGGAGAGCCTGAATACGTCATCCCTGAATCAAAGATGCGTGAAAGCATGTCACGCTATTCACGCGGCAGTCGCGGCAGTTCTGTCATCCCAGAAGTAGGTGGTTCTGGAGCGTCAAGCGGAGGTGGTGGACTTGCTGTTGCCGCTCCAATTGATGTTCGCTACACCGTGGAAAGAATCAACAGCGTTGATTACGTGACTGCGGATCAATTCCAGAATGGAATGCAGCAGGCTGCAACACAAGGTGCTAAACAAGGTGAACAGCAAACACTGAAGCGTTTACAAATGAGTAGCAGTGCCCGTAGGAGGATTGGAATATGAGTCAGTATGCCTTAGGCCACGCTGTAAGAATTAACACAATTGGTGACTCTGGGTTAAACATTCAGTTTAAGTTTCAGAACTTTTTCATCAACAAAGAGATGGCTTTTGACGGCAACCAATATACATTTGTGCCGTTTGGTTTCTCTGGAGTTACTGTTAATCGCACAGGAGACGGCTTAGAAGCAACTCTGGTTTTTCCAAACAATGATCTGACGCGTAGCTGGGCAGTTACTTCCATCACGGAACATTACGTTATGGAAGTAGATGTTTTGATTGTTGATTCGGAATCAGCAACTGGTTCTCATGATCGCGTGCATACTTACGTTGGCCAAGTAGTTGGCGGTGATTGGGACAACGTTTCACTCAACTTGCTCCTCAGTTCAGTGCTAGACGCTGTTGGAACGGATATTCCAAGGCGGTCTCTAACGCGCAAGCTGGTTGGCAATTTGCCTGTATCCAACAATGTCCGACTGCAGTAATCTGATTGGAATGCCGTATCGGTTTGGTGCTGACGGCAGTGACGGTCATATTGATTGCATACACCTTTGCTATGAAGCATTGGAGCGGATGGGTATTAACGCGCCACCGTTTAAGCAGAGCTGGTATGAAGCAAGCAAATGGGAAGTGTGCCGGGATCTGATGCGGTGGGGTTTGCGAGTTGAAAAGCCTGCGTATGATGGGGACATTCTGCTACTGCCGGAAAAATCTTGGACTTTCGCAGTGACATGGCAAACGGGAATTTTGTACGTCCAGCCAAGAACGGAAAAGGTTCAGTGGTCTTCGGTCCGACTGTTTACGACGTACCACTGCTTCCGTTCGAGAAACAGTTAATTGCGACAATTGGAGTAACTGAGGAGGAATATCAAAGGTTTACAGCTGAGGCAAAACGCCGAGGAGTAATAAGGCCAGCAGCTTATGAAAATATCCCTGATATTGAGTGTATTTGGCCTTTAGGGATGGCAGCGCCTGCAGCAGCGGCAGCAGCAAAAGGCGCAACAGCAACAGTTCTTACGAACATAGCGATTGGCGTTGTAATAAGTGGCATCGGTTACCTGTTGACCCCAAAGCCAAAGATGCCTGCTGCTCAAAAGCAAGGCGGCATTATTGACCTTGGCAGCGTTACAGGTGCCAGTCGTTTTACACCATCACGCGGCTTTGAAACGCTGGCAGAGCTAGCAGATTATGCGTCACCCATTCCGTTGATCTTTGGTCTTTACAAAGACGACATTGGCGGAATGCTAACGACACCAAAATTGATTTGGTCGCGCATGTTTAGTCATGGAACGATGCAACGTGCCAAGTTGATGTTCGTTGTTGGTGAGCAAGGTGTAGGCAGCGCAGGCATTCAGCCGCCTGAACTTGAGGGGATTTTTCTCGGCAATAATGCGCTTGACGCAGTTTTTGACGATTTATTTGCGTTTTATTGGCACGCAGACAGCAGCAGTACGTTTCGGATTCGTGGAACTGATAAAAGGTATGGCACAAGGGGCAAAGCGCATAGAGGAGACCCTGATGTACCGAACGACAATAGTGACGCTTTTATTTTCCCGTTATCTGGCTATGAAGAAGACCCATCAGAAATTTTCTGCCATGCTTACACACCTTCTAACAACGCAAAATTTGGAGTCTATGGGGCAATTGCTAATGGTACAAATTATCGCGTCAACTATCAATTAATTTCGATCCCTAAAGTTGACGATGAAAAGGGAATGGCCATAAGAACTTTAGAGCGTATCAAGATTGTTGGAGATTCTGGAGTTAAATCAACAGAAAGGAATGAAACAGGTGCAACTTTGCAGGGAGATAAGATAGTTCCTGGCGAGGCCACTAAAGATCGTTTAAATGAAATTCGCACAAAAGGCAATCATGCTGGAGCGGGCAGGAACTACAGCCCAAGAATGGGGATAACTGAATACAACGGCAGCACCGTTGATTCTGGCAACCACAGAAAAACATTTTTAAATATTGTCAAAGGAGATAAAGCTTTATTCGTTATCCGGAACACTTCAATTGATCCAGATTTTTACAGAAAAGATGGCAAAGGTGCGTCTGTTGATGACATAAATTCTACAGTCGAATCGTTTCAGGTTGAGGCCGACTCTACGATGCAAGTAGGGGAGCATTTCGAAGTTGGTGGATGTATTTGGAAAGTAATCAAAAGAAAGTTGTCAATGTTTGACCCGCTGGAGTCAGCCAGCCGCAGCCAAGAAATTACTCTTGAATGTGTTGATACTTCAACTTCCGTTAACAGAAATCTTGGTATAGTAAGTGAAACTTTAGTTGTAAACCCTAGCACTGAGTTTATAGGCGATAGCGCGGTGGGGGATGATATAAGTCAAGGCGTTGGAGAAGCATTTTTCCCTTTAACTCAAGTCGAAATTGCGACAATAAAAAATAATCGACCAGCAGTCGCCACTGAAATTGGATTAAAAAGCACTGTATTCCAACGATTAAGTGGGCTGTGTAATTTTCAAAGTTTGCCCACACCTGCAGAGCTTAATGATGCAGAGGAAGACAAAATACAAATGAACAGCGGCAGCATTTCTGCTAGTGTCATGCGTTCTTCTATATTTAGAATTTTTATTAGAGACGTAAACGGTACGATTGACACTTTTAATCCACTTCCGCAGTTTTTTGTAGTGCGCGGCCAAACGCCTGTGGCGCAGTACAACTACATTAGATTTACTCTTGAAAAAGCTGTTGAATTAGAATATAAATTTGTGCCTGTTTCTGCTTCAGAGTTCAGAGACTTGCCTGAAAACACTCCAGAGTTTATCGTATTATCTCAGTCAATTTCGACGGATCAAAATGAAAACGGATCGGGTGGTTTTTTTGAGTTTACAGAGCCCGTGCCTGGCATAGGATCAGTAGATGTTCAGGTTTCTGGTGAAAGAATTATTGGCAAAACTACATTTAAAGCAAACAAAGAATTTAGCCGTGGATTCCAGACTGTAGCCGGGCGCGAAACTCTTTCATATCCAGCGTCTGTTGCTTTCCATGATGCTAGGCCCGACGCTCTGTTTGGCACGACAGCAGAGATAGGGGGCCAACTAACTAGAGAGGCTAATATTGCTGATCCTTCGGATGCACAAGGCAAGCTGGCTGCCTTCTTTTATACAATCGCTGGCAGTGCTGATGATTTTACAATTCCAATTGGTAACATCAAAAGATTTGAAAGCGTAGAATACATCGGTGAAAGCACAACCACTTGGCTGCATTTGGAATGGCGATTAAAGAAAAAAGTTAATATTTTGACTTACGCAAGCGGTGAAGAGTCTGGCTGGGAGTTCGTGACCGTAACAGTTTTGGGAAGCGGCGGAGGCTTTAGCGACAAACAGAAAATCGAAGTAAAACGAGGTAGCGAGGCAACAAATGTTGTTAGCGGTCAAGCAGACTATCCAGACACAAACCCATTTGTCAGCGGGCATCCAGACGGCCCTTTGAAATTTTCAGGGATGCGTTTGTTGATTAACGGAGTTACGGAAGACGTCAAATTGGCGGCAAGATCCCAAGCATGGCGTTATGAAATATTTGGCGCGGTTGGCAGTAGATCAGAGGGCGATCAAAAAACTGTAACGAGAACATTTAACAAAGGCAGTAAGTCAATAAGAGTTGATTTGACGGCTACAGTTACAAGTTTTCGCCAAAATCCTGCTGACATCAACTCTCCTCTAACGCCAGTAGTTGGCCAATCTAAAGGATGGACAATTGGCAAAGTAACTCAAGTTTATCAAACCGACGAAACTTCAAAAACCTGGAACATAGGCGAGATATTTACAAGCAACAGAACAGTTAGCGCTGACAATCCTTTTAAGACAGTTTATAATCGTGTTGGGCAGGCTTATAGAATTACAGACGTAAGCTACGAAAGCACTGAGCCCCCAAGGACTGAGGCAGAGTTATTCTTTGCAGAGCAAACGCAAGTTGCAGACATTAGCGCTTACCGTGGTTTTGTAGAAAAATCAAATAGCAATGGCCCAGAGCATGAAATTGTTTATATCAATGAAGCGCAATTAAATGACAATCCAGCGAATATGTTTGAACTTACCATTGCTGGTCTTTCTTTAAAAGCAAGTCGCAACTTTACAGCTCTTGATCAAATGCGCTGCTGGCTTGGCAGTGGGTTGCCAGTGGAGCGTTTGCATCCGAATCCCGATACTGCTTATGGAGACGCAAGCACTGTTGGACCAAGCAACCTGTTTACTGATCTTGTTTATTTCTTGCTGACAGACCAGCAAGCTGGCGCAGGTGGCTTACTTGGTATGGATAGCAACCGTAACTATTTGGTAGACAAAAATGATCTAATAAAAACGTCTCGATTCCTTGCGACTCAAAAGCTATTTTTTAACGGTCCAATTGTTGAGCGTACCAACCTGCGTCAGTTTATCAGCGACATTGCTCCATATTTCTTGTGCAATTTTATTATTTCTGATGGCAAGTTTTCCTTAAAGCCTGCTGTTCCTGCTTTTACTGGCGGAGCAATAGACACTGGCGCTGTTCAAGTCGATCAACTATTCACGTCAGGAAACATCTTAGAAGATACATATAAATTAGAATATCTTGGAGCGGAAGAAAGGCGAGCCTTTAAAGCTGTTGTGCGTTACAGGCAAGAGCGAAAAAACAAGCTGCCTGAGGAACAGGTGGTTATCGTAAAAGGAGCTGATGGCAGCGGCGACTTTGCTTCCCCTGGCACAAATCTTTTGCCTGAGGAGCAGTTTGATTTAACTCAGTTTTGCACGTCAAGAGGTCATGCCGTAAAGGTTGCTAAGTATTTCTTGGCATTGCGAGCTTATGTGACCCATACAATCAGTTTTTCAACTACAGCCGAAGGGCTCAACATTCAAGCCGGATCTTATATTAAAATTGTAACCGAATCAAGTCCTTACAGCGCTGCAAACAATGGATCAGTTAGCGCATCGGGTGCTGTTACAAGCGTAACTGACATGCCAGATGGCATTTACAGTATTACTTATTTTAAATCAGGCAACGATGATATTGAAAGTGGTTCAATGCAAATAAGCAATGGTACTGTATCTAATTCTAGTTTCTACAATATTGTATTCACAGTGCAGAGCACTAGCGTTTCTGAAAACATATACATCGTCGAGCAATTGACGTTTTCACAAGAGGGCATAGTTGATATTGTCGCTTCAGAGCATCCCTGCAATACTGACGGCGGCAGTAAAATAGCTGTTGCTGTCAACAGCGACGATGGCTTTAGTATTGAATCATGACTACTTTCCCGACGCTGGTGCCAACTAGCCGATCTTTTGAGGCTGGTGATTTCCCAATCAAGACTTACAAGGCTCAAAACGGTGCTGAGCATCGAATCCTTTATGGCAGCAATCGTACGGGCATGAGGCTGTCTCTCAGCTATGCCAACATTTCAGACAGCAATGCTGAGCTTTTCCTTGACCACTATGACGCCATGAAAGGCACGTTCACTACGTTTGTGATTGGTGGCACTACTGGCAGCCGTGGCGGCTGGCAAGGCAATCTAGATGCACTTGGAGCGCAAACGCATGGGAATAACTATCGATACGAGGGGCCACCTCAGTTAACGCAGGTGCGCCCTGGTATAAGCACTGTTACAGTAAATCTGATTGGTGTCCTCTAATGTCGAAGGTCTACAGCGGCAGAGATGGCGTGATGCAGCTGTCTGGCTCGACTCTTGCAAAGGTCGTCAGCTTTTCAGTGCAGTCAAATTTGGAGACACTGGAAACAACAGCGCTGAACGAAAACCTTAGAACTTATATACCTGGCGTTTCAGGTTATAGCGGTAGCGCAACTTTGCTGTACTACAAAGACGCAAGCGAAAGCGTAAACACCACTAATTTGCTGAACAAGCTTTACAAGACTGGTACGGATGGTGTTAGCAGTAATGACACTGTTGATCTAACTTTTCGGTGGATTGACGGATCAGACAACAACGATATTCGTTTAAATGCATATATCACTAGCGCCAGTATTGGCGCAGCAACAGGCGACATTGTTCGCGCTGAGATTAGCTTCCAAGGCACTGGTGAATTAAGCGCCGTATCAGTTGGAACATGAGCATTTACCTTGGAACGCATGGCAAAGTTGAGTTACGTCGAGCGTTTGACGGAACTGATCTTCGTTCGGTTGTAAATCCAAGCGATGTAAATGTTTTGCGTAAACGCTTGAGCTTTGACTTTAAGCGTGGTCAGTTAATTACAGGTGATCAGGTTGAAATCACTAGCACCAACGGAGCTGCACTTTCTTTTTTTAACAGCTACAGCAAGACAGCTATTAAGCGATTTATCAATGTTGACGCGCTTGGCGGAATCAGATTTTATACAACTTTTGCTAATGCTATTAATGGTGGAGCGGCAAACGCTGAAACTTTAGCAACACCTGGATCAAACATTCCCATCAGGGTAATTGTGCAAAATGCTGACTATCGCGTAGTTGCACAGGTCAATGGTTTTGAACTTAATACACAAAAAGAAGTTATCGATACGACTGTTTTGTCTGACGAGTTCCGCAGTCAAATCAGCTCAATAATGTCTGGCTCGGGCAACATGAGTTGCTTCTGGGAATATACCGGCGAGACAGTCAAAGATGTTCCTCAGTATCTGCTGCAGTTGGTCCTTCGCACAAAAGTTGGCAGTCAATTTAGTGCAAGATTTTATTTGAAGTCTAATAACCACAATCCCAGCGGCATTGCGGCAAACGCTAACGATGAAATCTGGTACGAGTTTGAAGGAGTGCTTACTTCGTGCGCGTTGCAGTTCAATCCGTCGTCGGCAGTGCAATTCACTGCTGATTTTGTGACGACTGGTGAAATACGCCTGAACGTGCAGCTTGAGGGGACTGAGGAGCTGTTGCAAGAGGATAGCAGTACCTTACGCTTGGATCAGGACAGCGCAGCTAAGCTGTTGCTTGAAAGTTCCGACGTTTAAGCCCTGGAGGCTAGTCACCAATGGCCGACCTAAAAATCAGCGAACTTGGCGCTTTAGCTGGTGGCGACTTGGTCGCTGCTGATGAGCTAGCCATTGTTGATGACTCCGCAAGTGAAACCAAAAAGATCACGGTTTCAAACCTAATCGCAAATGGCGTCACTTTGATTAGTGACGATGCAATTCCTGGAGCCAAGATTTTATTTGGTGCGGGTGACGTTGCTACAGCAGCTTTAGCTGATTCGGCTGTAACAGCAGCAAAAATTGGACTAGATGCCGTAACGGGTCCAAAAATTGCTGACAACGTTATTGTCAACCTTGTGTCAACGCTGCCTACATCTGGCGCTTATACAGGCCAGCTGGCTTTAGACACTGATGACAATAATGTGTATGTATGGAACGGCAGCGCATGGCTAAGCATTAAAGCGCCTGGTTCTGTTAATGCTTTTACTAATACAACGGCAGGCGTCATAAACATTTCCACAGCTGTTAGCGGTGGAACGGCAACGATTACAGCGTCAATTGATGATACGACTTCTGCTGCACAATTTCTTGCAGGCCCTGTAGGTTCTGCCGGAACTGTTGGTTATCGCACGATTGATGGCGGTGATTTGCCTACAGCAACAACCACCTCAAAAGGCGGCGTGATTGTTAATGGCGGTGGACTAACTTTAAGCACAGATACGATTCAGATTGCTAACAGTGTTAGTGCAAGCAGCGTCAACCATCTTGTCAAATACGACGCAAATGGCTTGATTACTGCAGGTAGCACGATCGGATCATCTGATCTCCCTGTCGCGACAAGTTCTGCCAAAGGCTCTGTATTTATTGGTTCAGGGGGAGGATTAACTGTTAACGCAAGCGGCAATTTATCTGTAGACAATACTGTAACTAGCGGAACTTATACCAAGGTTACAGTCACTGCAAAAGGTCTTGTTTCCGCAGGCGCTACTTTAACGGATGCAGACATTCCTGATCACTCAGCAGCAAAGCTGACATCTGGAACGATTGGCTCTAGTCGCATTGCATCTGATGCAATTACGGCTGCAAAATTAGCTGATCAATCAACCACAAAATTTGGCGGTGCAGCAAGTAGCGACAACGTAACTATCTTTCCAAGCGGTGATTTTCAGGGTCAGTTCTTTTATGACGAGACCACTCAAGATTTGTATATTTTTACAGGGTCTGCATTTGTACCAATCACGGTATTGTCGGGCAACTTGGTAAATGCTGGCGCGTATAACGCCAACACCAATCAGATGAGCAGCGTCACGTCTGCTGGTTCATCTGCTGGTTTTGCTACTGGTAATGCACTGCCAGCTCCAGCAGTGACCAATTTGAATCACTACGTGGTTGTGGATACAAGCGGCACAGGGTCTGGAGCGGCACCCGCTGTTTCGCTTGCACCACCTGACATGTTGCTATCTCAGGGTGTTGGTACTGAATACTCCCTGATCGATGTATCCAACGCTATTGCAGGCCAAACAGCCAGCAATATTTCGTTGATTGCGACAGGCGATATTGTCGCAACTAATGTTCAGGCTGGCATTACAGAACTAGATCAAGAAAAGCTGCCAAAAGCTGGCGGCACAATGACTGGGGATTTGAACCTTGGCACTAGCCGCAATCTTGTTTTCGAAGGTTCAACGGCTAACGATTTTGAAACAACTTTAACGGTCACAGATCCAACAGCTGACCGCACTGTCACGCTGCCTAATGTTACTGGAACAGTTGTAACTACTGGTGATACCGGCAGTGTCACTAGCACGATGATTACTGACGGTACGATCGTCAACGCTGACATTAACGCTAGTGCAGAGATTGCAGTTAGCAAGCTTGCAAACGGTACTGCGCGTCAATTACTGCAAACTGATTCTGGTGGCTCAGGCGTTGAATTTACAAGCAACGTTGATGTACCTGGAACGTTAGACGTTACTAATGCAGCAACGTTTGATTCAACGGTTGCTGTTACCGGGTTGCTTAGCGCTAATGGCAAGTTGTCGCATCCAGCTGGAACAGCTGCTGCAGTAGGTTTGTATGCAGGATCTGATACTGACACTGGTAT